GCATATCATACCCTTGGTAATGGCACTCTGGCTTTGGACGACCTTCGAGTCACATCTGACGGGACCCGCGGCTTTGGTGCTGTGGGCCTGTTGGTTGGTGGCTGCGATTCCGGCTCCGACGAGGTGGAGGGTTTATTTTGCGGTGATGATGTGTATGTTTGCTGTTGTTCCTTTGTTGTTGATTGCACCATTGAACGCTGCGAAGATCCATTATGCGTCTGTCCCGCTCACTGAACCCTGCATGAGGTACCAGATGGGCTATCGCCCAGACGGCGCAATCCAGTGGAGTCCCGAACGTTGTATCCACGTGCCCACATTTGTGGAGGTGTTTATCGTTGGAGACCGCAGAGGCGGGCCGACGTCGACCATTTCCAATGTGATCGGCATGTTCTTACGGTACATACCCTTCTTCGGTTTGTTGTATATCCTTCTCAATGAAATGAGAAAGCCCTTTTACTACTGCCTGAAGATTTTCGAGACCTCGGACTTCTATGGAAAAGAGCGCGACCTGAGACATCCTACCGACCATCAACGACTGATGAACACTCCTTACCAGCTGGTGTTCGTGGTCGAGGCCAGAGCTCTCTGGCCATCACTCGCTCAATGGGGGCCCATTCGTATGATCCACGCCCCATTGGTCGAATTTTTGCTGGGACCTGTCGTTTACAACAGCCAGATACCTCTGAAACTCATGGAGGCGCGAATGCGAGACACGTCGAAGTATGCTTCGAGTTTCAACTATGACGCGCACGAGATCAAGGAGGACATCTTCTCGAACTCAATCGAGGTCGCATTGCAAATCGCGAAAGCGAGGCGCTTTGAGACGCTCCAAAGATTGAATCCGTTCGAGGAGTCGATTTTTCAGCTGTTGTGTCTCCTCCTGGAATTGTTCAATACGGCTATCGTATCACAAGCGAAGCCCTTCCTGAATTACCTCCTATTCGTTCTGGTGCGCATGTTCAAGTGCGTGTTCTTGACACTCCCTGGCGCCCTCGTTCTGTGGGCCTTGGCGTGTGTATCAAGGGCCAAACCAGACCGAAACCAGATGGTGGTCATCCGGGTACTATTGCGGGAGGTGCGAGAAAGAGGGTTGTTTGCAGGCTACCAAGCTTGGATGGTGAACGAATGGTTCGATTTAGAGCCTTTGTTCGCAGATTCCTTGTAAGGGAGCTGAAACCCCTTGATCGGCTCGAGGACACCAGCGTGGAGACCTGGTTAGAGCGGACGACATATCCGGCGTGGCGCAAGGCGCAGCTACGTCTAGTTGCTGAAGACGCCAAAGACCACAAGCAGATCCATGAATGCAAATCTTTTGTGAAGGACGAGAATTACTCGGAGTATAAGCATGCGCGAACGATCAACCCGCGCGGCGACGACTTCAAGGTCTTAACGGGACCGATTTTCGCTCTGATCGAGAAGGCTGTGTTCCAGATGGACTGCTTTGTGAAGAAAATCCCTGTCGCGGACAGACCCGCTTATATCATGAAGCATGTCTACGGCGAGGGTGCGGTTTACGGTGAATCCGACTTTACCACTTTTGAGGCCAGTTTCAAGGCCCAGGTGATGCGAGTGTGTGAAATGGAACTTTATTTCTACATGTCGCAATGTGTTGAAGGCGGAGACGCATGGTTCAAGCTTGTTGAACGTGTGTTAACCGGGCCGCAGCTCCTAAAGTTCTTTGGAGTGCGCGTCAAGACCAAGGCTACACGTTGTTCGGGAGACATGTGTACTTCGCTCGGCAATGGATGGACAAACAAATGTCTGTTCGAATTTGCCGCAGAGGAGGAGGCCCTTGGCGCAATGAGGGGGGTTTTTGAGGGAGATGACGGGCTCGTGACATTCGAGTCCGGCAGGCTTCCGAGCAGTGAGTTCTTCGCGAGTCTCGGCTTCAACGTGAAAATGGTGAGGCATGAGAACATCACGTCGGCGTCATTCTGCGGCATCGTGTTCGACACGACCGAGAGGGTGAATATCACAGATCCGAAAGAGTTCCTGGCCGATCTTGGCTGGGGCTCTCGACAATACCGCGGCGCGAGCAGGCACAAGAAACTGGCACTGCTCAGGGCGAAAGCCTTGAGTGCAGCGCATCAGTATCCTGGCTGCCCGGTCGTCGAGGTGGCGGCGAGACGCATTATTGACTTAACGAGGTCTGTTGATTGCCGGTGGGTGACCAATTCCAGAAATCTTT